CAAAGAAAAAAGAATGGATTGGGTATAATTTAAAATCTAAATCTTTTGTAGATATGAAAGAACAAGGTATTATTGATCCATTAAAAGTAACAAAAAATGCCATAGAAAATTCATCATCAGTTGCTGGAACTGTAATTTTAACAGATGCTATTGTAGTTGATAAACCTGCTGATAAAAAAGAAGGATTTGATCCTTCATCAATGATGATGTAATATGATAAAAGAAAAACAACATACTGTTTGGGTAGAAAAATATCGCCCTCAAACATTGGAAGATTTTATATGTGATGAAGTAAATCTAAAAAAACTTCAAGAATATATAAATAATCAAGATATTCCACACTTAATGTTTGTAGGAAAACCCGGTTCAGGCAAAACTACATTAACAAAATTATTAGCAAAAAATATAAATTGTGATTATTTATTACTTAATGCTACTGATGAACGAAGTATGGATGTTATGAGAGATAAGGTAAAAACATTTGCTTCATCTGCTACTTTTAAACCTTTAAAAATAGTAATATTAGATGAATCAACTCATTTACTCCAAGCATCTCAGGTGATTCTATTAAATATGATAGAAACTTTTAGTTTGAATACTAGATTTATATTGACTGGTAATTTTGTAGAAAGACTCATTGAACCATTAAGAAGTAGACTTCAAGAATTTGATTTAAAAGCACCATCAAAAAAAGTAGTAGCACATTATGTTGATAATATATTAGAAAAGGAAAATATAAACTATGAAACCGAGGATTTAGTTAAAATAATCAACCGTTTCTACCCAGATCTAAGAAAAATAATCAATACATGTCAAAAAAATATTATTAATAATAAATTAACACTAGATAAATCTTTATCCAATTCAGATAACGGGTATGAAGAAATATTAAAAGAATTTCAAAAACCAAAACCTGATTTTAAAAATATAAGACAATTAGTGATTAATTTAGAATTATCTGAATACGATGATTTGTATAGATTTTTATTTGATAATCTGGAAAAATATTCTAAAGGTAATGATGGAGAAATAATTTTAATTTTATCCGAAATGAACTACCAATCAGGATTTAAAGTTGATAAAGAACTTAATATGGTAGCTGCTTTGTATAAAATATATGAAGTAATAATTAAAAAAAGAATTATATAGATGAGATTAGAATTAATAAAATTTGAAGATAGACTATTTGATTTATATCGAAAAATAAATAAAGATAGAATAAAAGATACAAATCAATTAAAAGAAATATGGAATTGTGATACCGTATTAGAAAAAGAAGGATATTTTTATTTTTGTAATGAAATAACAGAAGCACAAATTATAGAAGACGAACCAATAAATAACACACAAAATGCAGAAGACACAACAACCACAACAACCGAAAATTGATTTAAAAACAACCACTCCACTTTTAGGAGAAGATGGTAAACCTTTATTCTTTCAAGAAGCTATTATTTTTAGAAAAGTATCTAAATTTATATTGGCTTCTGATAGTGATGGTTTAGTTCCAATTCCATGTGTAGTAGAAGTTAATAGTGGTAAAATTTTATTAGATATGTTACCAAAAGAAATACGTGATGATTATAAAGAATTTGGTATTTAATGGCTAATAATGATTTTTTTAACATATTAAGTTATATAACTTTTGAAAAAAAACCATGGAATGAGTTATCCGATTCTGAAAAAGAATCGGTAAACCCATTTCTATTACACCGTTATATAAGTTTATATGAGCCTTATATTGAATTAGCAGATTTATGTCAATGTATTCCGTCAAATGATAAGAAAATGGTTTATAACGCGTATATTAACTTATTACCAAAGAAAAAAGTATGGAATAAATTCATAAAATCAACTAAAAAAAAATCTGATAAAAATTTATTAAATTATTTATCTCAATATTTTGAATGTTCTAATAGAGAAATTGAAGATTATTTAAATTTTTTACCTAAAGACGAAGTCAAATTTATTTTAGAAAAAATGAATGTTGAAGATAAAGAAATTAAAAAAATACTCAAATGACTAGAGAAAGATTTGAACAATTAAGAAATCAATTTATTAAAGAAGAAAACAATATCACCCAAACAAAAGGAATGGATTATACCAAATCTTCAGAAGATGTTTTAACTAATTTTAAAGAGGGAAATATGTTAGGTTTAAATCCTCAACAAGTATGTGGTATGTTTTTAAAAAAACACATTGATAGTATTTACAATTATATAAAGACAAATGGTAAATCACAAAGTGAACCTATTGCAGAACGTATAAAAGATGCTAGAAATTATCTTCTTTTTCTAGGGGCATTGATTGAAGAAGAAAATAACATTTCAGAAAAATATCATCGTGATAATTAAAATCATATGCCAAAACAACCTCCCCCATTAATTAAAAACATTCATAAATATATTGTTAATTCTAAAATTAAAATATTAGAAGGAATAACAATATCTCATTCTCAACTATCTATGTTTAGTCAATGCCCTCATAAATGGTCATTGAATTATAAAGATGGGTTTAAATTACCGTCATTTTCTATAAACATGACTTTTGGGACAGCAATGCATAATACTATACAAAATTATTTAGATGTACTTTATAATGTTAGCGGGGTTAAAGCAGATGAAATTGATTTAGAAGAATATTTTGAAAAAGAATTAAAAACAAAATATTTAGAAGAATTAAACAAAAATAGTAATGTTCATTTTAGTAATAAAGAAGAAATAAATGAATATTATAATGATGGTATTGAAATATTAAATTTTTTAAAAAAGAATAGAAAAAAATATTTCTCTTCAAGGGGGTATTGGTTAGCAGGGTGTGAAATACCTATTAGTTTTATACCTAATGAAAAATATCCTAACATAACCTATATAGGATATATAGATATGGCAATATACCATGAAAATACTAATACTTTAAAAATATTCGATTTTAAAACTAGTACTAGATCTTGGGATGATAAACAAAAGAAAGATGAAATAAAACAAGCTCAACTACTTTTATATAAACATGCTATTTCTAAACAATTTAATATTCCTGAAGGTAATATAGAAATTGAATTTTTTATTTTAAAAAGAAAATTATTTGAAAATTCTGATTATCCACAAAAACGAATACAATTATTTTCTCCATCCAGTGGAAAAATAAAAGTAGGTAAAGCACTTAAATCTGTTAATGACTTTATTGAAAATTCATTTAGTGAAAATGGTTTTAAAGATAAACAACATGAAGCTAAACCTAGTAAATGGTCATGTCAATTCTGTGTATTTAAAGAAAAAAAACATTTGTGCAAAGTGGGAATTTCTTAAAATTTAATATATGTATATAAAAATATATTTATGAAAAATAAAGATAGAATACTCACATCTGTAAAAATAGATCCTGAATTATTTGAAACTTTTAAATTAGAATGCATTAGACATAAATTTTCATTCCAAAAATTAGCCGATAGATGTATTCATTTATACCTAACAAATCCAGAATTTAGAAAAACAGTTCAAAATCACAATAATATAGGTTTGAAATCCGAAGAATAATTATTATAATACCGTTATGAAACAAAGTTATATTCCTAAAGACCAAAGAAAAAAAATTCTACTCATTACTGATGATTTAAGAACTCATAGTGGAGTAGGAAATATTGCAAGAGAAATAGTTTTAAATACTTGTGGCCATTTTAATTGGGTACAAATAGCTGGAGCAATGCAACATCCTGATAGAGGAAAATGTTTAGATATATCTCAAGATATTTCTAATAGCCTTGGAATCCCAGATGTAGATGTAAAATTATATCCAACAGATGGATATGGTAGTCCAGATTTAGTAAGAAGCATCATAGGAATAGAAAAACCAGATGCTATATTTTTGATAACTGACCCTAGATATTTTACATGGCTATTTCAGATTGAAAACGAAATTAGAAAGAAAATTCCAATTTGCTATCTTAATATATGGGATAGTCCATATCCTTATCCACTTTGGAATAAACAATATTATGAATCTTGTGATTTATTAATGTCTATTTCAAAACAAACCAAAAATATTAATGAAGTAGTATTGGGAGATAAAATAAAAAATAAATTATTAACATATATTCCTCATGGTTTAGATCATAATACTTTTAGACCTATTTTTGACAATGATCCTAAATATAATGAATTTAAAGAATTCAAAAAACAATTATTTAAAGGGAAAGAACATGATTTTGTTTTATTTTTTAATTCAAGAAATATTAGAAGAAAACAAATTCCTGATACATTATTAGCATTTAGAATGTTTTTGGATAGATTACCAAAAGATAAAGCAGACAAATGTTTATTTTTACTTCATACTGATATTGCAGATGAACATGGAACTGATTTAGGTGCGGTTACAGATTATTTACTTGATAAATATCCCAAATCAGTTATGTTTACAAATAGTAAAATGCCATTAGAACAAATGAATTATTTATACAATTCATCTGATTGTCAAATATTGTTAACGTCTAATGAAGGATGGGGATTAAGTTTAACTGAAGCTTTATTAGCTGGGAATCCAATTATAGCCAATCAACAAGGAGGAATGATAGATCAAATGAGATTTGAAGATGAGAAAGGTAATTGGATAACATATAATAAAGATTTTCCATCTAATCATAGAGGAACTTATAAAAAACACGGTGAATGGGCGTTCCCAGTTTTACCATCAAACATATCAATACAAGGTTCAGTCCCAACACCTTATATCTCAGATGATAGATGTAATCCTGAAGATGCAGCTGAAAGAATATTTGAGGTATATAGTTTGTCAAAAGAAGAAAGAAAAAGAAGAGGGCTTAAAGGAAGAGAATGGGCTACAGGTGATGAAGCAGGATTCACTGCTGAAAAAATGGGAGAAAGAGTAATAAATTCTATAGAGGCTTTATTTGAAACTTGGACTCCTAGAGAAGAATTTGAATTTATAAATGCTACTGAATACCAGTTAGATGTTACTAGAGATCATAAATTAATATATTAAAATAATTTTACGTTATGTATAAATCACTTTGTGTAATAAGTTGCCCCATTGATACATTTTCAGGTTATGGAGCTAAAAGTAGAGGATGGGTTAAAGCCTTAATAGACCTCAAAAAAGATGAATGGGATATAAAAATCCTTCCTCAAAGATGGGGAAATTGTTCATGGGGGTTTATTGATCAACATGTTGAAGAATGGGGATTCTTAAAAGATCATATTTGGACATCTCCTCATTTACCCAAACAACCTGAAATATGGATACAAGATACTGTACCAAATGAATTTCAACCTATAGGAAAATATAATATAGGATTTACTTCGGGAATTGAAACTGATATTTGTGATCCTTCATGGATATTAGGTTGTAATAAAATGAATTTAGTAGTAGTATCTTCTAATCATGCTAAAGAAGTATTTGAAAGAAGTGTTTTTGAAGAAAAAAATTCTCAAACCCAAC